CCCCGCCACGATCACGACTGTTTTGTTTTCTGGTGATAAGTACGCGTCTGGAAGCTGGCCCGCGATTGCCGGGCTGCAATATCTGCAAACAAATGCCGTATGGTTTACCGCCGACAACCAGGCTGTTCCAACTGTGACTTATACGTGGCAGAGTTTTGGTCCTACGACCACATCACTAGCCACCCCCTACCCCTCCGCGATCCGCTTCGTGATTGACGGCCTGCTGTCATCTGCAATCAGCGAAATGGCGCTTGTCCAAATCGACACAGTGACTATAACCTTTTCGAGTTCCAACCTACCCACAATTGCGGTCGGGGCTGAAGCCGCCGCATATTACTTTGATGCTACTCTCACCAACAATACAAGCGGCGAGTATATCAAGTGCGCTGTGCCGTGCATTTTGAACGATGTGGTGACGATCGATTGCGAGACGAAGGACGCGTATCTCTCGGACGGGAGCAGGGTCAATGTTACTTTGTCAACCGACCGTAGCGAGTGGCTCGACCTTTCCGTAGGTGCGAATACGCTGCAATGGGATGATGTGGGCAGCAACGCAATAACGATTCATGTAATCCATCGCGACAGGGTGCTCTAATGTTACCAAGCACCTTTTTCGGCAAATACAGATTCATCTTTGCTGTCAATGCGCTCTCTGATTTCCTTGATACGGCGGACAATCTCATCAACTCTTGGCTTCATTTCTTGATGATACGTTTCGCCTTGCCAGATGTGCCAGTTATTCCATCCGCGAATAGTTGCAGTAAAGCGGCGAAAGCCAAGATCAGGGTCAATCAACATACTCTCTGTAATGGTTGCGCCTGCTACCCATTTATGTCTTGCGAGTATTTTCCATTTCTTAGTCATGTGATTCTCTCCAAGTTTTACCGTTTACTATGTACCAAATCGTCGTCTTTACGACGCCATATCTATCTGCCAAACCTTGAAGGCTACAGCCTCTCACGTTGTTGGGATTGTATAGTTTACGGATTTCTTCAACTTGTTTTCCTGTTAGTTTGTGGCTTGGGGCTTGTTCTCCAATGTAATATTTCTCCCTACCTTTTCTCACCATATCATCCATATTGTCTTGTTGTGTTCCTAAAAACAAATGGTCTGGATTTACACATTTTCGATTATCGCAATGATGACAGACAAATAAATCAGAAGGGTCGCCTTTGGTTAGTTTATATGATACGCGGTGTGCTTTTTCCGCCCTATCGTAAAAACAAATTTCACCATAGCCCTTTTTGCCAACCGTCCCTGCCCATTCCCAGCATCTTGTGCCATTGTAAAAAGTTGTGGAATTTTCTTTGTCTACCCGCCCCCAGAATCTATCAATATATTTGTGCGGTATACTATTCATATCAAGCCTCCTGTGCTTGGTCATTCCCCCGGATGTTCAAGCATCGCGGGGGTTCATTGATGGGGGTAATTATAACATAATGCCTAGTAATCTGCGTGTTTTTGACCACTTCTGCAAGCCCCTCGCCTACCTAGAATCACCCACCACGCCCAGATCGTGGCTCCTGAACGGCTTCGGCAAAGCGGAATTCTCGGTCGGCTTGCAATATCTCAAGGACAAGTTCACGCCGAAAGAAGAAACGGTCATGCAATACGGTAATCTTGTGTTCGTGGAACATATCCCCTCAAAAGACGCGGCGGGAACGGCAAACGGGAAATTACCGGACTGGGTCGGTATCATCCTGCCTGACCGGAATTGGCCGGATAAGATTTTGAACGCAACAGCATACAGCGCGGAGGCAATCCTTACCTTTCGCCCCATGCCCCTGACCAAGATAAGCGGCACGCCCGCATCGATGTTTAAGCAGATGTTGGACATGGCGCACATGATCACTAATGATATTGTCATTCAGCCGGGAGTTATTGAGGACATTCCCGAAACGTTCGGGGATAGTCTCGCCACCTCCGCCTATGACCACATCAAGAAACTATGCGCGAATTCGGGCATGGATTGGGACGTGACCGGGCAGATCGACGGGCGCGGTAATCTGCAACTATACGCCAACCTGTACAGGAGCAAGGGCGCGGTCACCCGGCTGGAATTGACGAGAGACAATGTTGAAGGCAGCGGGCCTCTCCTGACCGAGCAGGGAACGCCTTATAACGTCATTTACGGATATTCCCAGGCAAGCACGAAGGAAAGTAGATATTTCGCGAAGGGGATTAATCAGGCGTCAGTGGATAAGTACGGGGTACTGGCAACCAATATCGTTTTTTCCGGCATCACAGACCAGACATCCCTTGCCAACGCCGCGCAAACAATGGCGGATAACTCGCCGCCACGAATAAAACTTCACCGCGTGGCGCTGGATATTGGTAAGACATTTGACAGCCTAGCGGCGGGGAACACAGTCACCGTGAGAGATAATGCAGTTGGTTTCAAGCCCGGCGGGGGCTTCGGCTTCGCGGCGAGTGCGCGGATATTGTCATTGGATTACAACGACCTGACAAATAACGCGCCGCTCAATTTGGAGATCATCTAATGGCAATTGTGAATGAGGGCGGCGGAGGCGGCGGTTCTTCCACGGATACAGGCGTCTGCGCCATCTCACCATCTGATTTGGTCAGTTACACAGGAAACGGGCTAAACCGCATCAAGAGTTTGGAACAGAGAGTAGCGGAATTGGAAGCGGCAATAGTCCAGGTGAACCAACTCTCGGATTTGTCCCAGCAGGTCGGCTGGGTGGGCAATGTCATCTATATGGGAGTAGAGGGCTGGACACAAACAGAGTACGGGACGCTGATACCGCCTCCCGGCGTGAGTTTCTCGTCGCTCGGCTTCACCCTCTCGGATGGCAATACCTACCCGTTCGTCGTCATGGACGAAAACGGCGTGTTGCAATATGGGTTTACCAATACCGGCGGAGTGGGCGGGGCATTATCTGGCAGTGTTTCTGATTACATTGTATTGGACGATTCATCTGCTGCGCGCCCCCCGGCGTTCACCACAGTCGCATCTCTTGGCACTGCCCTGTCATGCATTGGGGATAATGTGATTTCAATCTCCGCGGCTGGGCTTTACATGATAACGTTTCACTGTTCCTTCAAAATGCCAACAGCGGCAACAGATCAGGATACAGCAGTAGACATTTACAACGGCACGACGCATTATTATGTCACGAACTACTATAACAAGAATACCGCAGACGGAACGCAGCAAAACCAGACGATTACAACCACCTTTGCATGGTATTTAGCATCCGGTTATACCCTCACTTTTACCTATGGCACGGCTGGAACGTCTGGTGCCCACATGGTTGCTACAGTAGTAAGACTTACGCGGAGTTAATAACCCACCCGTTTAGAAAGCTCATGGAGAACTTATGCCATATAGAAATCTAGCACGCGAATACTCAACCACCCCAGGTACATCCGATTGTGTCCTTACCGGCGCTGTTCCCGGCTGCAATACTTGGGATTTGGCGGGCGTAGTGACCGGGGAAGTAGTGCGCTATGGGATCATCACCTATTCAACGACCACGAACCGCCCGACGCATTCGGAGATCGGGGTTGGGACGTATACCACCAGCACAAAGACACTCGCGCGAACAACAGTTGAAAGTAGCACAGCGGCGGGCGCAAAGATCACCCTGACAGGATTATCCGAAGTCTATATCTGCCCTACTCGCAAGGACTTGCCGGTCTTTGCGGCTTATTACGGATCGACATTGGTGGTCAATGACACGGTGGATAATGCGTTGCTGGATGTTTCTACCGAGTGGACAGACGAACACGGTCTGGCAACGCTGGCAAGCGACGTAATCACAATAAATTATCCATGCTGGGCGAGTATCTCCATGCAGGTCACATTCGACGCGGCGTCGGCTTTCAACGGTTACGTTCATGTCGAGTGCAACCAATACGGGCAGGGAACCCGCAAGGGATACACAACCGCGATGGGCATCCTGTCAGACACAATCTTTCTTGGCCCGTTCCTGTTCAATGTTACGACTACGCAGGCGGTTAGCTTTCAATTCGATAACCACCTGGGCGCGAACGCGAACACGATTATCAATGATGTGCAGATAGAGGCGTGGCTAAAATGATAGGATTTGACGGCATCGGCTTCCACGCCATAGGCGAGATGATAACGAATCTTTCCGCGCCGCTAACCTTCGATCCGGTCTCGCGCATCGTGGCCGGGGGCTGGTCTAACAATAGACCGGCTGAGGTGGCAGAACTGGGTCTGGATTTAATTTGGGATAACGGTGATTATATAGTTTGGGATAACGGCGACAGGATTAATTGGATGCAATCCCCCTAGTAGGAGATTATTATGGCAGGCAGAAGATACATAGATGATGATACAGGCACAGGCGCGTCAGCAGGCGAAAAGACAACGCTGACAGGAGCGGAGTTCATTCCTATTTCCGGGAATTATGTCGCTGCGGTTTCCACTGTCTTGAAATATACGCTTCAGAAATTGTCCACTACCACCGGCGTTGACATGAAAACGGCGGGGGCTACAACCCTTTATACCGTCCCTGCTGGAAAGACAGCCTATATTATGGTGGTTGTGATTCGGGATAACTCCGCAAGTTTGGCGGGCGGGACAGATTATGATTTTACAGGCTGGCGGCAAAGCGTGGATTTATCGGGGATGACCACCGCTAACACAACCTATCGAGTTTTGTATGCTACTGATAACACAAGTTACACGGAGGCGGCTGCGGCGTCTACATTCCAGATCACAGTATCCACCGGCGCGACGGCTGCGGGTACAGCGACGATTGATGTATTTGGGTTCCTGGTGTAAAGCACTTCCCCACAAAGCAATCAGACCTGCTTGGCTCTAACTCAGGTCTGATTACGGGAACGGAAACGCGCTTCCTGTCGCCTGCCTGCGCGGGCAGGGGCGGCTTGGCTCTGGTTGTGTAGTAGGGGGAAAAGACGGGCTGAAGGGAGAGGATCGCCGCCTCTCCAATTGTACACTTATGCGAAATAAGTGTCAAGTAGGCTAAATTCAGATTTAGGCTGTCCTAACGGCTGGCGTGAACTACTATATTAACTTGTCGTAGCTTACCGAATGCGTGTTTTTTGATGACGGGGGGCCAATTTCTTCAACACCCGTAGTTGGGCGTTGTTCAAGTGCGCGGATCGCCTGCATGCCTTGTTGGGCTGCCTCTAACTCCTGCAACCTTATTTGCAGGCGGGATATCTCGATACTTAACGCCTTCAAGCAATCGGCATCGTTTCTATGACTCATTATAATAAGACAACCACAACTCAAACAAATTTTCATGTCTACGACACTCCCATGTATGGCGAACTATTTTTCGCAATTGCCTTTGTATTCTTTGATTTGCAGTATATACAAGGTTTCTTGTTGCGTGGGTAATTCAAACACCACGCACGACCACGACCACAACCAAAGCAATACATATTAGGCTTTTTACGCAAATCCTTTCCGAGCAACATAGAAATTAGAGACATACAACTCCTTGTACCGCGAAGCGGGCTAACGGCTGGCGTTACTGGCGGGCGTATTGATGCTCAACACATTCGCCAGATTCAACATCGCTTTCGCGCAACACTATTCCGCACTCACGGCAAAGCCTGTCCAGTGCACGCTGTTGGTGGTGGGCATACCAATCATCACCAAATATGCGTAAATCTTCAATCCATTTCGCTTTATTGACAGCTTGTTCTTTTGTGCCATATTTTTCGATATAACAATCAATTAGTAATTTCATAATATTGCCTTTCTCCTGGGCAGTCCGCCCAACGGCTGGCGTTACCCGCTGGTGGTGGGGATAGGAACACAAGCATGGGTTACATTCTTCCCGCTTGGGAAACCACAATCCGGGCAGGCGTGCCCACCACCAGTCGGGTGCACGCTGTGTTGGGCGGACAACCATAAACAATCTTTACTGTGGATAACTTCACCTTCTTTGTCTTTTTCGTATTCTTTACAAAAGAAACAGTACAAACCGCCTTGAAATTCATACATTGGATCAAGCTGTGTTAGGATGCCCCTAAGCCTTCGGATTTCGGCGATTAGAAAAGGGACATCGTTTTGGATAACCTCTTTGCCATACTCGGATGCGTAGAGGAAACCACCATCGAAATGACACCCGCGAGTTGCGCGCCAATGTATCATTTCAAGTTCATCTTCTGTGAGTTCTTTATACTTCTGCACAGGTTTACTTTTTGGCATTTTTTTCCTTTCTCATTTTTGCGGCAATCTCTTTACACTTGGCAACGCCAGCACGGACGGCACGAAGATCAACGCGAACCATCATTTGATGATAGTGCAACTCTTGCCGAAGTTCTTTGATAATGGTTTTACTTGTTTTCATGGAGTACTTTTTTGTGCACGAGGCAGCCTAACTTTTGCGTTAGCGGCGGCGGATTGTGCCACGCATTACCGAATGCAGTTCACCTTTTTCGGAAATACCAACATTTTCGCGCACGTCATCAGCCGTCCGCTGCACGCTTTGTTGGGCGGCTTCCATGATTATTTGAATGGCAGAGATTGACAGATTTATACAATGAAAATCTGCAACGCCAATTACAGGACTCATGTGTCTGATAATACTAACTGTGCCATTACTCCTAATTTCGGCATAATGTACGTTATCAATCTCAACCGTCTTTAGGGTTGTTACTCCAATTGTAGGATCATCGTTTTGCATAATTACCTTTCTGTGGGCGAGTCCGCCCAACGGCTTGCGTTAGCCGCCCTTTACAGGCTGTTTACCTTTGCTGGAGATCACGACTGCGGGCATTTTGCCAATGCTTTCAATAGTCGGCTGCACGCTTTGTTGGGCGGCTTCTTGGACTGCGGGATGCCAATGATCGCTAACAACATCAACATGCCGCCATTCAGAACCGCTTAGATATATTTCTCGAAAACAAACTTTACACTTTTCCATGTTTCCTTCTTCCTGGGCGAGTCCGCCCAACGGCTCGCTTTAGCGGCTGACCGCTGGCAGAGCCTTTTTGGATTTCGTAACCTTTGCGGGCTTTTCGGCGTGCTCGTCAATTAGTCCGCTGCACGCTTTGTTAGACGCCCACACGACATATTGTGAAAGCTGCGAGCCGCGCCCGCGCTGGACTCGGAAGCCACAGGCACGGGCAGCGGCGACGATTTGCTCATAACGATCATCTGTGAAGTAGATGGACTTAGGCATTATTTAGGTTTCTGAGGGACAACGCCATTATCTGTTTGCTTTCCAGTGATTGATCGGCGCAATTTCCTTCATAGCCTTTTCAAATTCTTCCAGTGTTTTGAAGGTATCGTGACCGATCTCTCCTGTTTCGTCTTGACCGAAGTATGTCAGGCGATAACCACCCATCAATTCTTCGGTGGCGACTGTGGAAGAACTATCTTCCATTTCAAAAACTAAGCCGCCGTTGTATTCTCGCAGTTGATATTGTTTCTTGTCGTTCATTTCGATCTCCTTTTTGTAATCTATAGATTTATTTTACTACTAATCTATAGATTGTCAAGGGTGAGTTTTTACGCTTTCTGGGCGTCTAACGGCTGGTTTTAGCTGCGGGGCGGTTCCTGGGTGACATTACTCCAATCAAAATCACCCATGCTGCCATCGTCCATTTTGCGCCAACCCGTAGCCCCGTCAGACTGCAAACCTTTGTTAGGCGGCTATTTCACCTTGCAGAAAACCTATAACCTGCTCGGCTGTTGTAAAACCATACTTCCATGAGTTGCCATCCTCTTTTACGAAAATCAATTCAATGACAAAAAGGTTATCTAAATTCATAACTTCCTTTCGGCGGAGCGTCCGCCCAACGGCTCGCTTTAGCGGCGGCGTATTACGCCTCATGCTCCCGCTTGATAATCGCTTCCATTTCGCCACGCTTCACAGCCTCGGCAGACCGTTCAGCCGTCCGCTGCAAGCGTTTGTTAGCCCGCCCCCGTGCATTACAGAGCGCCCATTGTGCCTGAGCCAAAGACGGCGCAAGATCATCGCAGTTGAAGCCATCAACTTCGAATAAGCCCCACGCATCATCCATTTCCAAAATTTCAGGATGTGACGGAATTAGCGCAAGGATTCTATCTGCCAATTCATTACCAGTTGATTCATAATTCAACATTTCAAATTCCTTTCTTTTGCCCGTAGCGGGCTAACGGCTTGCGTTAGCGGTTTGCCGAGCCGTGAACGGGACAATTAGGATCAATACTCAACGTCGTTGGAGTCGGTCGCGTGGAGCAGGTGCATACCGGCAAATCCGCTGCACGCATTTGTTGGGCGGCTTTACAATCCAGGCACGTACATTCGGCGATAACGTAGGTTGTTTGGGATATAAACTTTGCACCGCACAACGCCATTGACCCATCACCACCGTTTGAAATTAGATGAACCATAAGACACCTTTCTGCGGAACAAGTCCGCCCAACTATGGTATCTACGGAGTTATTCCGTATAACATCCCGCATGGGGATGTTTTTCCGGCTCCTCATCCAGCGCGTCATGATCATATGTACACTCCCAGCCCACGAGCGTCAGTTCCATCTCGTGATCGCAGATGCGGCAGACAGGATCGCCGTCCGGGGGTTCTGAGGGGGGGTCGAAGGTGAGGCGGGTCATGCTGGCTCCTGGGCGGTCTTAGCTGATGCGTGAAATTTTCCGGCAGGAACCGTTTCGGATGTGCCATCGGCATACCGCAGGCATAATATATTGTGATAACCCCACGTAGTACCCGCGCGGCGTGTGCGAAATCGGTTTATGATAGCGCATTGTTTCCCGTTATAAATAAATGTGAGTTTATTTGTTACCTGATTACCAATGCTGTATTTCATTTGTGTGTTCATGCCGGCACATCCCATACAATAGGCTTAGCACCCTTCGGGGCATGTTCAGCGCAATACCAGTGTCCAACATTGCACCATGATGGATTCTTTGATGGATCACAAACTGTGGCAAGGGTAGCAGGTCTCCCGCACCACACCGCGCTGGACATTGCCCATGATAACTTGCTGTCATCGTGTCCAACAATAGCAGCACAAGTAATCAGTGTATCCCCTTCATGTAATTTTCCATCTGCGTGTGTATTCATGTTCGTTTTCCTTTTCTATGCCTGGATTATAAAGCAGGAATATGAATTTGTCAAGCCTTATGACATGCCAATTATTGCCAGAATGTTACAAACTTGTAATGGAGGAATATCGTCATAAGGCTTGACACGGCAGAGTTTATCGGTTATGCTTGGGGCATGAAAAAGAATTACATCACTCCCCCGTCCCGCCGTGCGCTGGAAATCGAAGTCGAGCAGACCCGCCGCGAATATGCAAAGCGGGCTAGAAAGCTGTTGCAAAATGGCAAGTCACTGAGACAGACTGGAGATATTATCGGCGTGAGTTACGAGACGATCAGGGCGTGGATGAAAAAATACTATCCATCAGATAAGGAGGCCGAAGGGGAAGTGTACCCTTTTGATGAGTTACAAGTCTAGTGATAGAATAAGAAAAAGCCCGTCACGTGAATGACGGGCAGGCAACTGAGCATCTCAACTTCTCCGGTTAAGCAGCTCTTCCCCATAATACCACAACGGTAGAAAATGGGGTAGGGCGGAAAGGTCAAGAATGTACAACCCACTAAAAGCAGAAACAATCAAACGTATCTCCCAGGCGCAGGTAGCCGTCCGCGCCGCCACGTTGCAGGAGCAGCTTGAAATCCTGGACGAGCAGATCGCGAAGATCAAAGGCTGGATCACCGTGTACACAAAGGCGAGACAGACAAAAGGAGTAGTCGTCCATCAGGCGACACTCGCCCGCATCGAGATGGAACGCGAGCAGATCAAGGCAGAAATTTATGCTGCTGATATGAAGCCGCAACTTGATGAGTTTCTGGAGCGTGTCGGGACTGCATTGAACCTGACACCTGCAACCGTAGCCGAGAACCCTGACGACTGGGCGCGCCTGCTGAAAGCGGTGCGATCATGAGCGAACGCTATTCGAACAAACGTGCCTTACATCGCCAGGGCGGGCGCTTCTATAAGCCGACCGCTGCGGACTTCGGGATTGGCGGATTTTGCAAAATCCATCACCGCATGTTGCTGAGAGTTTATGACGGCGACCCGACAATCGGCACGCCTGACCCGCGCTTATTCCGTTATCGCTGCTTCGCGTGTGAACCTGAAACAGACGCAGAGAAGCAGGAAAGGGAAGCAAAGGAAGCCGCTGAGCCGAAATTCTCGTTGGCTACATTTATGGAAAGGGGAATGAAATGACCGACAACGAGTATGTCGATTTGATCTTTGAGGAACTCTACGCACATGCCGCATTCGAAGCGGATGACTGCGACGAGAACCTGAGCGAATGGGCGCACCTATCCCGCACATTGAGTCGGGAGCGAGCCGAGCGCGCCGCAAGCCGAGCGCCGCAATTGCCCCCCGCTGAGGCCTCCTCAGACACCTGGGAAGCGCAGGCGCTGGACAGCGGGTACGGATCGGGAGGTGTGATGTGAAGCGCACAAAACAATGGTGGTCTGCATTGTCCAAAGCAGAACGGTCGTATCTTGTGTACGCAGAGCGTTTCCAAAACAGTTATTCGGGCATGGGCGGATACCTGCCTGACGATTGTTCGGAATGTCGGGTTTGTGGCGATCCTATGCTGGGAAGCGGTACATGTACATATTGCATAAACAAAATATCCAAACTAATTACAAAAGCAAACTCCGCGCCGCGTGGCGGTGCGAGTAAACAAACAGAAAAGGAGTAACAATGTTAGATCAAGCAATTACACCCTTGCAGGAAATTGCCCAGCCCGCCGAAGCGGGATTCTCAACCAATATGTTTCTCAATCATCCGATGATGGGCCGCGTCCAGTTCACGTTCCGCGGCGCAACCGCCCGCGATTGGGGAACTGTGATGGAGGACGTAGGGCGCTTCCTGCACTACATGAAAGACAAGGGCTGGAACTTTGACGGCTATGCCGCCGCGAAGCCAGCCGAAGCCCCGCAAACACCCCAACCCCCCGATCCTAATGAGCCGCAATATACAAACGTTGATGACAGTGGCAGCGAACTGCCGCCCGTCAAATCGTTCGTGGCTGAAAGGCTATCCGTCAAGATGGAAGATGGTAAATACTTCTACAAGGTCATGGGCGGGCAGTTCAACCAGTGGGGCATTAGCGTATGGCCTGAGGTGCTTGAGGCTTGCAGGATCAACGTCACTGACCCCGCCAGCCCTCCAAGCATCAACGGCTGGACGGCTGAGTACACCGAGATACAGAAGGACGGCAAGACCCGCCGCAAGGTGACGCGGTTACTGCCACCTAAATAACCCCTGCCTCCCCCCAGCGCGGCATCTTGGCTCGCCGCGCTGGGAGGAAGAAACAGAAAGAAGGACATGATAAAGCAGTGTAGCAAGTGCAAGCATTGGAAGTTGTTTACGGAGTTCAAAAAAGACAAGAGGCGCAAAAGTGGGTTAAGTGGATAAGGATTGTTCTCTGCTGTCTGCCCACCTGATAGCGCACCCTACCCTGGGACAGGCGACGAGTCACGGACGCTAGACGTGACGGGCAGACAGGAGCGAACAATGAAAACAACCATCAAAAGCGAAAGTCTTTTACAGATCGGCTTGAATGAGTTACAGGCGGCTGAGGCGGCTGAATGCGCAGCCAGCGAAGCGTTCCACGCCTCTAACCTATGGCAAGATCGTGGCGCATGGCTGGCCGCGTGGAACAAGCTAGATAGCTTACGGAAGCTATATGAGCAGGGCGAGTCTCTGCTACTCTCGAAAGGATTTTGATATGACCGCATTGGATGAAATGGTGAACCCCCGTTCCGGGGCAAGCGTTGGTGACACATTTATTTACAGCGTTCCGGCTGAGGTTGCGCGAGCAGCACCCGCCGAACTCGCCCGCCTGCAAGCAATTGAAGAACATGTAAACGAAGCGGTCGAGAAGATCACCGACTGGAAAGACAAAGCATACCCGCTTGGCATCTTTCCAGAACCGGACTTTGAACGGGCGCATGAACTCCTGACAGCAGGCGGAATGTCTCTTGACGCTGTAAGCGCCTCCGCCATCCGATTTGCGCTAAGCCGCGTGTGCGAGATACTCGCCGCCTGTCTGCCCAGACAGGCGGCGCTGAAAGGACAAACGGAATGAGCGCATTGGATGAACTTATTAGGATTTGTAAAGACGATGAGATTTTGAGGCAATGGGCAAGCGACGCTGAACAGGAACTCGCCCGCCTGCAAGCCATCGAGAAGGCGGCGCGGAAATACATGGAGCATGACGACAACATGAACCATTCGCGCTATGACGCACTCGCCGCCGCGCTGGGCAAGGAGTAGGGATGAGTACCATCCTGCTAGAGGGTGATTGCCTGAAAATGTTGCCAGGCCTGGCCACGGAGAGCATTGACTTAGTTTTCACTTCCCCGCCTTACCCTGGTGTAAATAAGAAGAACACAAAGCATATTGACTATAGATAGTTCCTTCAACGATGCTCTAAGACGCTCCGATATGAGCATCCACATACAACAAAACAAACAGTAAGCCAAAGCGTATTCAACGCAAAGCCCTGAGGTGTATTTCGGAGCAAACTGTTACAGGTTTGAAGACCACGACGCGCCGTTTCCTGAGTTGGGCGAAAGCCCTATCCTGTGTCAAAGCCGAGAACAGGCAGGACATTGATGAAACCCTAATCGGGTAGAGATGAAAAGTGAAACGGACAACCCTTTTGAACTAACCGTTCGATTTGTCCTTGAAAAAGGAAGGGAGGCCATGCCGCAGGGAATTAACGCGTCAATTTTTAAATACAACTTAAACCCTAACCGGAGGCAACAATGACTCAGACAACCGACTCAAGGCAGATCGGAATGATAGTAAGAGGAATATTGAGTAAACATAATTTGGATAATCTCCAATTGGAGATCGACCTAACTGAATCATTCAAGCGGTATATGGATGGCAAAAAACAGGGCCGGGATATTGCCAAAATCCGCGAGGAAATATTGCTCTCGCTTGAAATAGGAGCACTCAAGGAAAATGCAAAGATAAACATGGAGGCGCGGGTCAAGCTGTCGCTTGGGATAGAAGTTTCAGGGAGAAGCCGCTACGATGACATGATTCGCTTCCTTCTCAAAAAGGATGCGGAGGGGCAGTCAGTGGAACTGTTCGCGGAGTGGTGCAGAAATAACCCATTCAATGCTCCGAAGTTTTTCAAGATTGCGGAAATGCCTGATTTGCTTATGGTCAACTGGCCTGCCGCATTCGCTGAATATGCAGTGAAAGTTTCTGAATATGTGACGCTGACATGACGCTTACTATCCCCCACTCACGCGAAGCGGAAGAAGCCGCGCTCGGCTGCGTCATGATAGATCATAACGCGCTTTATGATCTTGCGCCTTTCCTGCGCTCCCATCATTTCTACATCGAAAGACATAAATGGATTTGGGATGCCTTCCTTGCGCTGGACGGGCGGCGCTCCTCCATTGACCTTGTTATGGTTGCTGACGAATTGGAACGGCATGGGAAGTTGGCGGAGGCTGGCGGGCCCGCCTATCTTACCAAACTGGTTAGCAATGTTCCGTCATCCCTCAACGCCGAAAGCTATGGGCGGATCGTGACAGGTACGGCGGCGCGGCGGGCCATGATCCAGGCCGCAAACAAGATTGCCACACTCGCCTACGATGAATCGAAGCCGATTGAGTTATGTGTATCAGACGCGATGGCTGAGACATCCGGCTTGGAGATTCTCAACAACAGCGCGAACTTTGTACAACTTGGCGACTTGTTGAGTCGAGTTATTGATGACATCGAAGTCCGCGCCAAAGATCCTAAGGAAGTTTGGGGGCTGGCGACCGGACTTCCGAAGTTTGATAAAAAGACGGGCGGCCTGCAACTTGGTGAACTTACCTATCTTGTGGGTGGGCCTGGGATTGGCAAGACATGGCTTGAACTTAGCTGGGCAATCGAACTCGGCAAACAGGAGCCGGGCGCGGTCATCTCGCTTGAGATGCACCGGAACGCAATCGGGCGGCGTGTCCTGTCTGGTGTAACAGGCGTATCCACGCGGGCTATGAAATCAGGCTTTATGGCGGATGGAGATTGGCCTGTGCTGGTACGCGCGCTGGGGGAACATGAAAAGACACCAATCTGGATAGATGACTCAAGTTATGACACCTCCCGCCTGCGCGCTACCCTGGCATGGCTGAAACGCGAGCATGGTATCAGATGGTTTATTCTGGACTACGCCCTGCTAATGATGGACAGCGGCAAGGATGAAACTGAACAGACGAAGATCATCAGCGCGAACATGAAGCGCATTGTGCATGACATGAATATATGCGGCGTTGTCTTGCACTCTGTTACAAAGGTCGGCATGGAGGGGGAGGAGCCGAAACAGAGCGACCAGCGGGGCAGCGGGCAGGCGATCCACGACGCCGATGTGCAATTGTTTCTTACCAAACTCTACGAAAAGGATACCAATGTATCCGGTCTAACTCCCGAACAAAAGGCGAAGATGGCGACGCTATGGTGCAGTAAGGGCCGGGAGCTGGAAGAATCGAAATTCAAACTCCACCTGATACGGCGCGGCAATAGTCCGTTTTGGGCCGAGTATGATCCATACCATGAATAGAAAGGATTGACATGACTAACAGACCACGATATTACAAGATGCTCCGCACAGACAAAGAGGATCAGGAACGCGCCGCGCTCTTCGACGGCTGGCTCTCGAAGCAGACCAGAGATAACCAGAACAGGTGTATCTATTATCTGTATATGCTGACAGAGGAAAAAGGTCTGCCAGAGACGGGTGCTAAGGCGCTGCTTGCAGAACTATTCTGCTTTGCGTCTTTGTTGCCTGACCAGCGCGACCACATGCAGACGCATGGTACGGCGGTACAGCGCGCCTATGAGTGGAGCCGAATTGACGGGAGGGAGGTGTGATATGCCCGCAATGTATGAATGTGCAAACCATGATTATTGTGGGGGTTATGTGATCGGCATCAGTAAGACGCATCTGTGCGACAAGTGCCGCGAGACGGCGCGCCAGCTTGATCGCAAGATCGAGCAGGATGCGCTAATCGAGCAGGAATACAAGCGCCTGAACGCCAAGCATCCGAACCGTCCGACGTTCAAGGAGATCGAGCGGGAGGTCAAATGAAACGTAAAAGTCCTGTGGGCAGCAACTATCCCGATAACTGGCCTGAGATAGCGAAGGCGGTAAAAGACGCCGCGAATTGGCGTTGTGTGCGTTGCGGAAAGCTGCATGATCCTGAGAATGGGTACACTCTGACGGTACATCATCTGGACATCAACCCTGAAAACTGCGCTTGGTGGAATATCCCGGCACTTTGCCAGCGTTGCCATTTGTCGATACAAAGCAAGGTCGTGATGGAACAGCCATATATGTTTCCTCATTCAGAATGGTTCAGACCCTATGTCGCAGCTTACTACGCGGTAGTCGAGGGTGAATTGCAACCGACATTCGATTATTACGAAAGCCTGAAACTTGCGCCGCGCGAAATAGTGATGGAACATATTGACGAGTACCTTGCATTAGGGCAGGCAATGACACTAATCCCAGGTACAGACCATTTTGAGGAGGCGTGGTGACCACCCCTGCGAATGATACGCGCCGAACCACAGACCTGCTCATCGGCTTGTGGAACCTGGCTGCGGAAGCCACGCTGAAAACATGCAATGCCGAACAGCAGCAGATTATCCGGCTGTTTCTGAGTTCGCCGGAATGGGGCGCGGTACGGTTTGCAAAGTGCAAGGAGTTCGCGCAGAAACTGACAGGCAGAGTGCCTGCTCGTAAACTAAAAAAAGAAAGGACTATGACAAAATGATTTACATTGCCGCGATTGTTTTAGGTATCCTGTTCGTCTGGTTCCTGCTGCTTGCGGCTGGGCTGGGCGCGATGGTTGATGACCGCGAAGAGCGGGAGTGTGAGAAATGAAATGCTGGCTTTGCGAACGTGAGACCGCCCTGGACAAAGGCGGCCTGAACCCGTCCGAGATCAAGCTGAATATGTTCAATGACGCCGAGTGCATCAACTGTACCGACCGCCTGAACTTCACGGCGCTGCTGCTGGCGAAGCCTGAACTCATCCCGCTTGTGGTAGGTGTGCAAAAGTTGCCCAGCGTGGAAGGCGTAACGGTTGGTATCAGGTTTGATGAGGAGGACGAATAATGCCCATTATTCTCGCTGCATGTTCTTTTGCCGCTGCCGCTGTTGTTTGGGCGGCTTATTGTGTAAGTCAATTTAAGAAAGGAAAATGAAATGTCAGGACCTACTCGTGGAGTTGGCGATTTTGATACAAGCGATCTGCCGGGCGGCAGCCGTCCGTCAAATGACGCTTATCGTCGTGATTATCCCAAATCGAAACATTGCAGGTTGACACAATCAATGGATATAGTGTTGTTGTTAATAGATACAATGGCAACAGTGAGAAGTTGCAGGTTATCATTGATAATGTGAAACTCGATACGTCCACTGTGGAATATGTAAGCATTGACAAACTGGATGGCTATATCAGGAGCCATACAAGATGAGTACTCCCACCATCGCAGAAAAGGAATAATCCATGAAAACACCAACAGGATACACAACATCCAAAAGATATAACCGCCCTGGCTTGATGATACTTACTTGCTATAAATGTGGAAAACAAATTGACTCTAAGAACGCATATAAGGATAAGCAGGATCGGGACATTTGCGAAGCATGCTCAAGAAAAATGGTTGAGGATAAGACTTGATACTTCCATTGTGGGGTATGTCAGTATGAGCAAGCTGGATGGCTATATCAGGAGCCATACAAGATGAGCGTACTAAGTGATTTGAAATGGAATCTGGTTCACGAACGTCCAGATAAGAACGGGAGATGTGTCACCTACATCGTGGACGCGAAAGGCAATAGAATTGCCGTATCCAAAAAGCGCCAAACCGGAGAGGATGCTTACGCTCAAGCCGAAAAATACGCGGAGAAATACTTGTCTGAGCATCCGGGCGGGGATTGATATGACCACCCCCACCGTCACAACCATAGCCGAGCAGATGGGACTCATCCGGGTCATTATCGTCTGCGCCGGATGCAAACAGCAGGTCGCTATCTGGGTCAAGCCGGGGGAAAGTCCGCGAAAAGCCTGCCCCCGCTGCGGTGGGCTGATGAAGCAGTCAGGCAGGGATTGACATTGACCACTCCTACCATCATCGCAGAGAAGGTCCTTGTCGTGATCGTTTGCAGATG